AATTCGTAAAAATATTTTACAAGATTTTGAATGGATTGATCACAATAGTAAAGCTGAAACATTAGAAGAGTGTGAACAAAAAGTGAAAATCTATAATAAATGCTTTGATTTTTTAAACATAAACCCTGTTTCAAGATATTCGGCTTGTGATTTTATTGAGATTAAAGTTTTAAAAGTTGTCAATAACAAAGAATAGTTTATATTTAATATTATCTCGTTTGGGGTTTTTCCGGTTTTTTCATCATCTAACCAAACCTACTTTTACCGGAAAGACCCCTTTTTTAAAAAGGTGTTTTTATGGATTTAATAACAATACAAGATTTATCAAGAGAAATTTTAACCCCTGCTTTTATTTTTTTAATGCTTATCATGTATTTTTATTATTGTGTCAAAATTGCATTATTTTTATGGCCTAAGAAAAAACTTAAACCGGATATTACTTATCCAAATAATATTAAAAATCAATATTGTACAGAAATGAAACCTAAAACCGATGTTGATTTCTATAAAAACATTTTTAAAAGAATTAGAGATATATTAGATGATACACCACAAAGAAGTGATAATGATTTTATTACAGATTTAGATCATGATCAGGATGAGGCATTAAATAAAATATATAATTTATTGAAAAATTATAATCTTTAACACCTTCTACTTTTTTCACATTTGTAAAACTTAAAATTTTCTAAAAAACGTATAGACATAGCGGCTAATTGTACAGCTTCCTTTTTAGCTCTTTCAACACTTGATCTTTCCGGTTCGTCACATATCATGTTTAATTCCCTAACAAGTTCACCGGCTTCCTCAGCGACAATATTAAAAGCTCTATGCGGATCTGTTGGCCACCAAGGGAATTTTTCTTTCGCTTTTTTCAATTCCTTTAAAACTGGGGTCAATGATGAAATCCAAGTACAGTTTTTAATGTTTTTAACGTTTTTTTCTCTTGCTTTTTCAAAAACACTTTTTCTAAATTCAGACATTTTATTAAATCCTTAATCTAAAAATGACAATTTACTAATGTTATATTTTTTTCTTAAAATTTCCGGATCTGGTTTGGTTATAGTAGGGTCATAATAAACATAAACTCTTTTTTCTTTTAATCGTAATTGAGTTGAATGATAACCTCTGTCAGCTAAAGCCCGGCGCATCATTTTCCTAGAAATCCCTACTCCTTCCATATCACCAGAAAATTTTTCAAGTTCTTCAGATATATAATCATAATCGAAAACTTCAGGAGCCGCATAATAAAGCCAATCTGTTAAATTAGTGAAATTAGTTCCATGTGTTAAAAGAATCATTTGCTTTTTTGTTTCTGTCATTGGAGCGCGTTTAAAAAGAGAATTATCAACGTTTTGAGATTTAAGCCACCAGAACAAAGCTGCTATATTCTCAGTGTCTTTTTTCCATTCAAGTATCCTATCTATATACTCAACTGTTGGCGGGTTTATAGCGCCCCTCATAGCGTAAATACGTCTTTCTTTTTCATCCGGTATAGGAAGAGCGTCAAGGTTGTTCGAAAACATTAAAAAATTAGCGTAAATTGTGGCTGTATAAGAATCTTTGCCTTTTTGTTGTATATTTGTTGTCGTATCAGCTAAAAGTGATTTCATTCTTTCCCACATTTGATATTTCCGTTCTCCTGTAGCTGTTTTAATTTCTTGAACAACGGCCAGGATACATTTATCCATGAAACTGTTAAAACGCCCTTCTAAATCATCTCGGGAAACATCATGGCAATTGTGACTACCTAAAACAGAACGTAAAATTTCAAAAAATAATCCTCTGCCGGTTCCAGTACAAGGGGTAACGTTAATCGGAGTAACAAAAGACCTTGTTTCTGGATTTTTTATCATTCTGGCAAGCCATTGAACAATAAAATATCTCTCTTCCTTTTCTGGAAACAAGTGTTTTAAAAAATCGAAAAAAACACTTAGTTTTTTAATAGCTAAACCACAAACTATTTCTTTATGTGGTGGAAAATAAAAAGTATTTACGTATAAAGAATTATCACCAAATGAGAATTCCCTAGGACAAAACCTTGATTTACCAGGTTGATAAGTGTAGCCTGAATAATGCCGTGTATTTAAAGAAGCTGACCAAGCGTCAACCATAGGCATGGTTTTAAAAGTTCCATCCGGATTTAACCTATTATAAAGATAACCAGCGTTTTGCTCTTTAAAAGCTCTTAAAGTCCGTCTTGTAGCTTTGTATAGTGGGACCCCAGTGTCGTGTACTTCGGTCCCGTCCGTAAGTTCCACAATAGCCCAACGTTTCTCCCAAGCGGTTAATTTTTTAGGTTTGCGAATCAGTGTAGGGTCTTCGGTTTCATCCATGATAGTGTTATACATATGTATAATAGTTGCCATGGTTAGAGGTTTGCCGGCATATGTGGCGCTACCCCAAGACGGCCAGCGCGCATCTATTTCTTTACGGTCATATTCTTTTGATCTCTGGGACCATTCATCAAAAATTTTAAACCCTTCTTCAGATCCTTCGAATTGGTGATAAAGAGCCATTCCTACAGAACGCCAGCCAAGACCGTTTATATTTCCATCCGGGTCTAGTTTTGATAAAATCGCTTTTACCTTATCTGTTTCAATATTTAATGGTGGGGTATAGTTTTCAAAAGATAAATTTCCTGAAAGTCTTCCGTCCGGAGTTAACCCACCAAATTTTTCTCTTTTATCAACAGATTTTTTTTCCCAGTGATCCGGAACAATACTGTAAAAATAATCGAAAAGCGCATGAATTTTAGTGCCGGTTAACTCTGGGAGCCAATCCGGCGCCACATTATAGAGTTCTTCTTTTTCCCAAAAATACTCCTTTTTGGTTTTAGGGTGAATCCCATAAGCAACCCATTGTTGGCCAGTGGCTTTGATTTCTATTTGATGGGTGTTTTCAGCCACATCTATGAATTTTGCGGAGTAGTCTGGGCCTAAGCCGGCTTCAGGTGGGCAACAAGGTAAAAGTGCTCTAGGGGCGTTTCCACGGCGTACAGGAGCCCACCCTATATTTTCATGACACCATTTTACAATCTTATTAACTATTTTTTCATCTTGGATATCTATATCAATACCAGGAGTGAATTCACCTAAAACCCCAAAACCACCACAATATGGATTTTTAATCCAATTTAGAACATCTTGCTTATTAGCTTTTAATTTTTGCCATCCTTTTAATGTGGGAAATTTTTTACCTTTCCGGATTGGAATTATTTTATAACCAATATTAAAAAGTGGCGGGCCGTGTAATCGTTTAAGATTCATGAGTTTAATTATTAAAACTAACCCTTTTTTTAAGCGCCTTTCTCCACTCTCTGTACTGTTTTTTTCTTTCTTCAGCTTTTTTAGCGTTCATAATCCGAACCTCATCAGCGAATCCATTAGATAAAAGCGCTCTAGCTCTCTTAGCACATTCATCAAAGTCTTTAAACTCTTCAGGTTCACTTAAAGGTATGTCGTTGTTATATGGTTGCATATTAATCCCTAAAGTTAAATTTTAATAGATTTAATTTTATTTTTTATTTGTCTGATAAGGTCTTTGTGTAAAGTGTTATAAGCGTTTTTGACACAGACTCCAGAAGCTTTAAAACCGGTAGGTAAATGCTTAATAGTTACGTTTAATAAATAACCTTTCACTGTTTTGGTTATTTTTAAATGCTTGGCTAATAAATTATTTCTATATTTTTTTGGAAATTTAATATGGGCGTATCTAAATCTTTCAACTATTTTTGAAACTTCTTGTTTGTTTGCAAAGCCATATTTTTTTAAAATTTTATCACAATTATTGATTATTTTAAAAACATCAGATCTATTCAGTCCTGCTTTTTCTAAGAGAATATCACAACGATCTTTAGATATTCTTTTATCGACGAATTCCTTTTTATTTTTCATGATAAACCTGTGTTTTAAATCGTGTTATTTTTATAATATTGATTATCCATATGATAATCGTTATAAATTTCATCATAAATTATTTTTTTTATTTCATTATAATAAAAATTATTAGTATAATAAAATGTTAAAAAACTTGATATTATAATTATTATTAATGAATATATAAACAATACAAATAAGTTTTTAATTTTTATTTGTAATATCAACGATTTAGATAAAAACTTTATATAAATAAAAGACCAAAACAATAAAGCTATTTTTTTCATGTTGTCACCTCGGGATTAATGTTAATTTGTTATTTTTCCATCTTAGAGCAGCACTGTAATAATTATGTTTTATATATTGGAACCTTAAATTTTTCATACCTATTTTTAAATCGTTACACCATTCATATAGAACACAACCTCTAACATTAGGCCAAACCCTTCCAAATATCCTAAATTCATTGGCGTTTTGGTAAGATACTATTTGATTTAAATCACATGAAAAAGGCCAAATAGATATTATTCTACAACCCTTTTCTTTTTGTTCTTTACATTTGTTAATCCATTTAGTTAGATTAACAAATGTGGGGTTTAACCAGATCCACCCATCTGTTGGCCAATCAATTGATAAAGAATCGTCTTCCTCAGTAAAGAAAATACCACATTTTGCATTTTCTTTACTTGCTGCCATATCATACTTAAAATGTATATGGAAATATTTTTCTACAGCAAAAAACAGATTCCAGGGAGTGGGTATGTTTTGATTAGACATATTTTTCTCCTGAATTAAAATATAGCAAAATAAAAAATTTTAGGTACAGAAATTTTTTATTAAATTTCCTGTTGCCTTTTTTAAAAACATTGCTAGATTACTTGAAACACTCAACAAGGAGAAAAGAATGTCCCTGGAAGACGCGATTTTGGCTCACGCTTCAGCGATCAATAATTTAGCTGATGCTATAAAAAACACAGCTGATTTTCAAGAAGCTATGAATAAAAAAGTCATTGATATTGAACCACACGAAACAAAACCTTTAGAAGAAAAGAAAAAACGTAGAAGACGCAAACCCAACGTTGAAAGTGTTAAAGATGAAAGCATTAAAAATGATAAACCTTCTGAAATAACCAAAGACATGATAAAAAGTGTCATTGTAAAAATTGTTGAAAAAAAGGGCCCGGAAGAAGCTAAAAAAGTTGTTTCTATGTTTGGCTCTTCAATCAGTGAAGTAAGTGAAGATAGATATCCTGAATTCTATGAAACTGCTTTTAAAAAGTTGGATGAATAATCATGAGTGAACATGCACTTTTAGCCCCTAGCGACTCTAAAAGATGGCTCACTTGCCCTGGCGCAGTGGGCCTTGAAAAACGAGCTGGTATAAAAGATAAACCTACAGAAAGTTCAGCTGAGGGCACAGTAGCACATGATATAGCGTATCGCTGTATCATATCTGAACAAAACCCTAAAGAATATTTAGGCTCTTCTTTTAATCAAGACGGTTTTGAAATAGAAGTCGATCAAGAAATGGTTGACGCTATAGAAGTTTATCTTGATTACATCAAAGGATTGAAAGGCGTTGAAGCTTGGGCTGAAGAAAAAGTTTTCATGAGTGAATACGTTAACGAGTGTTCCGGAACTATTGACTATTTCACCATTGTTCAAGAAGATGATGAATATATACTTTTTATTGTTGATTTCAAATATGGAAAAGGTATCCTTGTAAAAGCGTATGAAAATCCTCAAGGTATGCTTTACTCTCTTGGCGCTTTATCAAGAGAAGAGCTTATTAAATATAGAATTACAAAAGTTGTAATAGTAATAGTTCAACCACGGAAGGATTCCATAACCGAATTCCCAATTTCAATTAATAATCTTCGTAACTGGGGAAGAAACCATGTCAAAAGTTTAGCTGAAAAAGCGTATTATTTAGCGAAAAACCCGAATGAAATAACTGAAGATGACTTAAATCCTTCAGAATCTGGTTGTCGCTGGTGTAATGTTGATTGCATAAAAAGAACCCAGATAGGTTATGAATCAGCTATAAAAGGTTTCTCTGATTTAACTTCTGAAGCGAAAAATGAAGTAGTTACATCTAAAATTGAAAAAAAGAATGTCCGCGATCCTTTAATCATGTCCGGAAAAGTTTTGGCTTGCGCTTATAAAAATCTAAAATTTTTCCTTTCTTGGGCTTCAAAACTTGAAACCGAAATTTCTGAAAGGTTACTTGATGGACAAGATGTCCCAGGTTTAAAACTTGTAGCTACTGAAGGTAACAGGTCATGGACAACTAAAGACGAAAAAATTTTAGCTAAACATTTACACACAGCTGGTTTGAAAAAAGAACACTATGAAAAAATCAGTATTATTTCACCTACACAGGCCGAAAAAAAGCTTAAAGAGATAAAGCCGGATGATTATGCTAAAAGATATCAAAAACTGGCTACAGCTTTAATACACAGGCCTGAAGGTAAACCTAAAGTTGTAAGTGTGGATGATAAAAGACCTTCTATAGTAAATACTGTTGAAGAATTTGACAACATTGAAAAGAAAAAAGACTTTAGTTTTCTTGACTAAAACCTGAAACTTAAAACCTAAAACCTTAAAAAAGGAAACAAAATGCAAAAAGAAAATAAAACAATCATATTGAAAAATGTTCGCTGCTCTTTTCCACAACTTTATGGTAAAAAAGAAAACGACGGCCAAACTTTCAACCCCGGTATTACTGTTTTGTTAGATCAAAAAGTTCACGCCGATGAAATACAAACTTTGATAAATCGTATTAAAGAAATCATAAACGAAAACTCAAAACTAAAAAAGCAACCCCCTAAAGGGGATAAGCTTTGTTTGCGCGGCCCTGATAGTGATAGTTATCGTGATGAATATCCAAATAACTGCTTACTTTTACGAGCCGGCAACAAAAAAAATCCTGTTGTTTTACATAAAGATTTAACTCGAATGACTGAAGAAGATAATATAATATATTCGGGTTGTTATGTTAACGTAAAAGTTAACTTATGGGGACAAGCTAATCAATTCGGGCGTCGCGTAAATGCTTCACTTTTAGCTGTTCAATTTTCAGCCGATGGTGATTCATTCGACGGTTCATATGTTTCCCCTGAAGAAGCCGCAAAAGGTTTTGACTCTTCCGTGGAAACCTCTGAAAATGAACAAATAAGTAACGACGATTTTTTAAATTAAAAATTAAAATTGGTGGGTGCAAAAACCCACCATATTTATTATGTGCGATCTAATAAACATACACGGCGATTTTGAAACATATTCTGAAGTGGATCTTAAAAATGTAGGCCCTTGGGCTTATAGTATGCACCATTCTACAAAAGTTTTATGTTTTGCTTATTCATTACAAAACAATAACCCTGATATTTGGCTCCCTGGTGAACCAATACCAGACCTGATTAATTTTTGGTTAGATTCCAGGGGGAATTATAAATTTCACGCTTGGAATGATTTTTTTGAATATTGTATAATGCGAAACGTTTTAAAATGGGGGCCATTACCGGAGCCTAAATATTGGTCTGATACAGCTGCTAAAGCGGCGGTTTTAGCTCTCCCTAGAAGTTTAGGTGATTGTGGTAAAGCTTTAAATTTATCAGACAATCTAACTAAAGATACTGAAGGTAAAAAACTTTTAGATATGTTCTCTAAACCGAAAAAAGTTAAAGGTGAATTGTGTAGAACATACCCTGAAGATAAACCAGGAGATTTTAAAAAACTTATTGAATATTGTAAACAAGATGTTATAGCAGAAAGAGAAATAAATAAAATTTTACGTCCTCTTCAAAAAGAAACAAGACGAATATGGGAGTTAGATCGTGAAATAAATTTACGCGGTGTACGGTTTGATTATTTATCTGCTTCAAATGCTATAACTATACGTGAACAAGCAAAAAAAGTAGAATTAAAAAAAGTTGAAAAAATTACAAACGGTAAACTTTTAAATATAAATAGTCGTAATCAGTTTATGGAATATCTTCTTGAATATGAAAGTGTTTTCATTGAAAATGCTCAACGTGAATATTTAAAAAATTTCCAAAAAACACTGGATAAAAAAAGTACAGCTTATAAACTAATTGAATCCAGATTAAAAATATCAAAATCAGGTCTTAAAAAATATGATAAACTTTTAGAAATAATACCTCTTATGACAGACACAGCACACGGATTGTTACGTTTTCACGGAGCTTCCACTGGCCGGTGGTCTGGTAATCTTTTTCAACCTCAAAACCTTCCTAGACCTTCTCATAAAGATACATGGTGGGATTGTGTAGAACTTTTCAAATATGAAGATTATACATTAATAGAAATGCTTTATTGTAACGCTTTGGAAGCTTTAAATAATTGTTTAAGGGGTGTTATAATAGCGTCCCCTGGAAACCGTCTTATTGTGAGTGATTTTTCACAAATAGAAAGTAGATTAATAAGATGGTTTGCTGGTGATAAGGAAGGTCTTAAAATATATGAAAACGGCCTTGATATTTATAAACAAAACGCTGTCGGCGCTTTTAAAACACATTATGGTGAAGTCACAGATGATCAACGATTAATAGGTAAGGTTATTGAATTAGCTTGTGGTTATCAAGGAGCTGTAGGAGCGTTCCAAAGTTTCGCCGCTGTTTACGGTGTAATAATACCAGACGATGAAGCAGAAGCTTTTGTAAAAGCTTGGCGTTTAGCTAATCCTAAAATAGTATCGGCTTGGCATGGTTTAGAAGGTGCAGCTGTTAAAGCTGTAGCTAATCCAGGGTCTACTCAAACGTATAAAAATGTTAAATATCGTGTAATCGGTTCCGGTGAACTTAGATTTCTTAATTGTAAACTTCCTAGCGGTAGAATTTTAGCTTATCATAAACCAGAGCTTGTCGAAGGACCTTATAATGACCAAATAAGATATTGGGGTGTAGATTCTCAAACGCATAAATATTGTAGACAACAAACATATGGTGGTAAACTTACTAACAACGTAATTCAAGCTACTGCGTATGATCGTATGGTTTATTCAATGTTTAAGTTAAAAGAAAAAGGTTATCCTATTATTTTAACTGTTCATGATGAAATATTATGTGATGTCCCAAATGGTAAAGGCTCTATAAAAGAAATGAATGAAATAATGTGTATTAATCCGCCTTGGGCTGAAGACTTACCTGTTGAAGCTGAAGGCTATGAGGCAAAGAGGTATAGAAAATGACAAAATTTTATAATTCGTGTGAATGTGGTAACACTTGGTTCTCTGTTGAAAAACCGTCAAGATGTATTAATTGTGGTCGTGTTTTCAAAAAAGAAGAAATCACTTTTATATGTAACGCTTGTGGGTTGCTTATTACAACATCTTTATATTCAAAACGTTGCCCTAAATGTGGTAATGGTGTTGAAATATTTGATAATAGTTATAATAAAAATTTAATAAGTGAAAATAGCTGTTCATGTTTAGGACAAGTATCCACACACACTGAACAACAAAAAACCATACCTTCTAGACCTTCTTGGGATGAATATTTTATAAACATATCTAAGGAAGTTGCGTCTAGAGCCACATGTGATCGAGGCCGCTCTGGTTGTGTCATAACAAAAGACAAACAAATTTTAGTTACTGGTTATGTCGGCTCACCACCAGGGATGAAACACTGTGATGAAATAGGCCATTTAATTAGAAAAGTTCAGTATGAAAACGGTGAAATGAAAAAGCATTGCGTTAGAACCATACATGCGGAGCAAAACGCTATATGTCAAGCCGCTAAACACGGTATACCTCTTAAAGACGCTGTTTTATATTGTAAAATGACCCCTTGTGAAGTTTGCGCCCGGCTTATAATAAGTTGTGGAATAAAACGTGTTGTGTGTGAAAAAAGATATCAAGCTGGTGAAAATTCTAAAAAAATGTTTTCTGAAGTTGGTATTGAGTTAATACATATTTCAGAAGATGTTGAAAGGTATAAATTAGATGTTTAATAAAATAACATACACAACGTTTTGGATTTTATTCGTTATAGGTTTTTTTATTATCTTATCACCTTTCGCTTTATTTTTAATATTTTTTTCTTTTATAGAAAAAGTATTAGAGTGTGTTCATATTACATATTTACATTTACAATATTGGTTTAGTGTTTTTTTATCTTTTATATTAAGTAACAAAAATTATTTTCATTAAAGGAAAAATAAAATGAATATTGAAATTTTTAACGAAATAGTAAAAAACGTTATTGAAAAAATAAAAGTTTTTGATTTCACAGTAAATAACGGGTTTGATTATCAATCGTGTGAAGAAAATATCAAACACATAGCTGAAGCTTCTAATGAACCGATATTAACTATTTTAAAAATAAAAATATTAGATTATCTATTCGAAATTAAATCAGATATAAGTTTAAAAAAATTTAAATTTATAAAGATTAATGAAATAATACCTCATTTAATATTAGCTGAATACTTACTAAAAAAAAGATACAGCTTTAATTATATTGTTAATAAAAGAATAGAGTTTATAAAAATTATTTTAATGAAAAAGGCTAAAGAGTATGCTACAGAAGACAGACTTTATAACTTTAAACGAGCTGCCATTATAAATAAAACAACGTATGAGGAAGCTCTTTTAGGTATGTTTATGAAACATATAGTGTCAGTTTTAGATTTATTAGAAGGTCGTTTAGAACCTAAACAAGCTATAATAAATGAAAAATTTGGTGACGCAATAAATTATATAATCCTTTTAAAAGCTATCATTTTAGACTGTAGAGAATAAGAAAAATGAAAATTTTAACTTTCGATATTGAAACCAGAAATAAAATACCGACTAAAGCTGAAAAAGATAACCCATCTTTAAGAAACAAAGAAAGATGTTATTGTTCCGGATGGGATGACTATCTGGGTATGGGTATTTCGTTTCTCGGTGCTCATACCAGTTGGGACAACAAAATAACCTTTTTCGATAATAACAATCTTGATTGTTTTAATCTTTTATGTGCCGAAGCTGATATCATAACAGGTTATAATATCTTAGCTTTTGATATACGTGTTTTAAAAGCAACATTACAAGCTTTCGGCTATAAACCTATGCCGAGTTATGCTGAAAAAATATATGATATTTTCCAAGATATTCGATCTGTTAAAAAGTCAAGCGGTTGGAAACTTAACGATGTAGCCAAAGCCACACTGGGTTTTTCAAAAAACAGTGACGGCGCCGAAGCTCCGGACCTATGGCAAACCCACCAATTAGCGAAGCTTATAAACTATCTATATCAAGATGTTTATGTCGAAGCAATGCTTTTTAAACACATATTAGAACATGGTGAAGTTTCCAATGGTGTTAAAACAATACAGCTTCCCGGAATTAAAAAATGGCAAACATTAAATGATATTTTTTAGTGTATAAAATACTTGATGTATGTTGCAGTAATCGTGGATTCTGGTTTAATAAACTGGATGATAGAGTGATTTTCATGGATAAACGTAACAAAAAGATTGTTTATGACCGTACAGATCGCCCAAAACATAAAAGGATTATAAACATATTCCCAACAGTACAAGCAGATTTCACAGCTATTCCATTTAAAGATGAAGTTTTCGAAATGGTTGTTTTCGATCCACCACATTTACATAGCCTTGGACATAATAGCTGGTGCGCTAAAAAATATGGAAAGCTCTCCGATAATTGGAAATCTTTATTGTTAAAAGGATTTGTAGAGTGTTTCAGAGTATTAAAAATAAACAGTACGTTAATATTTAAATGGAATGATACAGATGAACCAGTATCAAAAATTCTATCATTAACACCGCAAAAACCACTCTTTGGGCACAAGAGCGGAAAAAACTCTAAAACTCATTGGATATCATTTATGAAAACCGAAACAGATTTAAGTTTTCTGAGGTAAAACATGTTAGAAAATTTCGTTGAAAAAGAAGGTACTCTTTACGCTGAGGAATTAGGTTGGAAAGCTGAAAAAAATGTTATTCCGGGTAGAAGGGGGTCCTCAGATCACCGATACTTCAAAAACGGAATGGTGTTTTTTATTGAGTATAAAAGATCAGGTAAATTACCAGGGGCCTTACAGAAAAAAAGAGCTGAAGAAATGTTTGAAGTAAACGTTCCTTGCTTTTGTGTAGACAATATATCCGACGCTAAAAACATAATAAAACACATGAATCATATAATTGATTTAGTTAAAAAGCACACTGTTAAAATACAAAAAGAGATAGATTTAACTGTTAAATACGGTATTTTAACTTTTAACGGTTATCATGGATAAAATCCCAGAATCATTTTTAAGAGTTTCCCAAAAAGAAACCATTCCTTTTATTATCAATAATCCTTTTTGCGCCATTTTTTCTGAAATGGGTTTCGGTAAAACCATAGCTGTTTTAACAGCTGTTGAAAAACTGATAAAATCAAAAAATATAAAGCGTACTTTGGTTGTTTCTACATTAATGGTTTCTCGGGAAACGTGGCCCAATGAGGTAAAATCTTGGGCTCATACAGCGGATATCAGGTATCAATTGATTTTAGGTAATGCGAATCAACGTTTAAAAAAACTTGAAAGTAACGTTCCTATCCACATAATTAATCAGGAAAATTTCGTGTGGCTCACAGAGAAGACCGGTTTAAATTGGCCTTATGAAATGATTATTTTTGACGACGCTAAAGGCTTTAAATCAGCAAAGCGTAAAAATTATTTAAAAACAGCTGTTTGCTGTTATATGAATATCTGCCCGGTATATGAAAAAAAAGAAGGTACTATGAGAAGCTGTACTGTTCTCTGTAAGCGTTTTAAGCAACCACCGGCTAGATATTCCAGATTCGGCGCCTTGTGCTCTGTGAGGCCTAAAATAAAGCGTTTGGTGCACCTTACCGGGACACCTTCAAGTAAAGAACTTTTAGATTTGTGGCCCATGATTTTTACTTTAGATTGTGGGAAAAGACTTGAGCGAACCGTTACACAATACAGAGAGAAATATTTTAGTCAAAAATTCCACGGTTTTGGGTGGGAACTTAAAAAAGGGTCAGCTGAAATAATCCATAAAAAGATTAAAGATATCTGTATAGCTATCCCTTCCGAAGCGGTTATTCCTAAAATTCATCATATCGAAATTAATATAACTTTATCTGAAAAAGCTGAAAATTTATATAAAAGATTTAAAAATGATTGGCTTCTCTGTATGGAGGGGAAAGAGGTAGAAGCACCAAACGCCGGTGTTTTGTCAGGAAAACTCTTACAAGTTTGTGGTGGTGCTGTTTATGATGAAAATAAAGAATTTATCGATATCCACCCGCAAAAATTAATTGCTTTGCGGGATATAATTAAAAAACACCGTGGGGAACCTGTTTTAGTCGGTTATAATTTTAAACATGAATTAATCAGATTGAAAAAATGGTTTCCGGAAGGGGATGATATTCGAAAAATACCGAATGCCGTGGAAAAATGGAACGCTGGTGAGATCCCTTTAATGTTTGCCCATCCAGACAGCGCAGGGCACGGCTTAAACCTTCAAAAAGGTCCCGGCCGGGTTTTGGTATGGTTTGGACTAAACTGGGCTCTGGACCTTAATAAACAGCTAAATAAACGTCTTCACAGACCAGGGCAAAAACAGGAAGTTCTTATTTACTATTTAATCGTTAAAGGTAAAGCAGATTCCCTTGTAATGAAAGGAATAGCTCAAAAAGATTGGACCCAAAAACAACTTTTAAAAGCTTTAAAAAGGAGTAAATAATATGAAAAAGACTTTAAGACAAAAACAATCAGATTTCGCCTTTATGATATCTGATTTAATATGGTATGCTTATCTAGAAGGTTATGAACTCACTTTTGGAGATGCTTACCGTGATCCCCGATGTCCTTATGGGATAAAAAACGGTAAACATTCAAAAAGATTAGCTGTTGATTTTAATTTATTTAAAAATGGGAAATATTTACGCTCTACCAGATCTCACAAATTTCTCGGGGAGTATTGGGAAGAATTAGGGGGAACTTGGGGAGGCCGGTTTAAAAAACCTGATGGAAACCATTACGAATATTAAAATGAAAAGCCCTAGACAATCTAGGGCTAATAAAATACTAATTCTTTATAATTTCTTTTACTTCATATCCCCCCTTCCAGGCTTGTAATTAAAAGATTACGTTTTTTATTTCGTAAAGGCTTTTTAGCCGGATAAATAACAGTCTCTATTATTATAACCAATAAAAAAACATTTTTGCAATCTATTTTTTTGTTCTTGTTGCTGAAAAAATAGCGTTGAGAATTTTACCTATTTTGGAGACTATTTTATCGTCTTTAGGGGTTGGAGTCAACCTAACTATGGCTTGTGCTGCTCCAAATATAGCCATAACAACAATTCCGATTTCCTGCCATTCCATTTGTAATCACCTCCCTAAATATCTAAAGTTTGAAAATTGAACACTGTCCGTAGCCGTACCTCCTGGAATTTTCGGACAAATCCGGGCTTGAACACCGGTACGAGAAAAATTGAGTTTGTGTCTAGTAGCTATTGCGCTATCACTGTCAACCGTTTTTAAAGTGTCCAATATAATTACATTACCATCACTTTGTTCATGTAATGATTTCACCCAAGTGTCCCAAGTCCACCCGAAAGCTAAATCCCAATAGCGTTCCCTTGATTCAATATTAAATTGCACAGCATTACTATCATCTCTTATACTGGTAGATGTTACCATGATAGATTTAACAGTTTGCGGATACAGGTTTCCGGATGGGTCAGTCAAATAAAAAGGATAACTGCAACTATCCGCTGTTCCATTTATCTGTTTCCATACACCACCAGAGTCAACATAAATATTACTGTTATAAAGCAGAACTGTTGTACCTGAATCAGTGTCAGAACTTCCAGGATCAAAATAAACTGACTGCATATAAGCCACATTTCGATCCCCTTGACGGGTATGAGTGCCGGCAAAACAAAAAGCCACTAGAAATAAAATAAAAAATAAATATCTCATTGTTTATCTCCTTTTATTGCGTTTAAAAGTGTTTCATTATTTTGTTCACGTGCTGCTTTTTCTTCAGCCGCTTGTTTAAATTCCGGAAACGCTTGCATCATGAGAACAATCATATTATCCTGTTGTTTTTGAACTTTATCCAATTGGGCGCCCATTTCCTGTTTAGCCGCTTGTAAAGAATCACTGACTATTTCTTTTACCGTATCCCTTGCTAAGAAACCGGTAACCTCTTTGGCATACGTTATAAGTCCAGCGCTTGTGCCGAATAGCGCAATAACTAAAAGGCGTATCGACCAGACAAAGGCCGAAGTGTTTTTAATCTTTTCGATGTAAGCCGAAGCTTTTTTAGTGTTCATTTTATTCACCTTTTAATGTTGAACTTATACCTCTACGTTGTAATACTCCGGGTATTCCTTTTTGTGTTTTTAAAATAACATCTCCAAGCTTACCCGCTGCGGCTCCTGTTGTGGCGCTGCTTGTAGCGCGCACAGCCGAAACAAAACCAAGGCTGGAACCTACATGTCCGGCTACTGCAGGAACAGCAGCAATGACTTCTCTAAGCCCTATAGGGTAATTACCGCTTGTTCGGATAGCAGCGTCTTTCAAAGCGATTGAAACAGGAATAAGCTCAGACATTTCTTTATTTAATGCTTTTGCGCCGGGGACATTATCAACTTGGTATTTACGTGCCGCTTCAAAAATCTGATTAGACGCTGATTTTTTACTGGTCATAGTTTGATTATCGTTCACATTAAATTTACCTTTTTTGCCTAATGAAGTTTTCCATTTACGAAATTGTTGCGGTGTTAACATTCCGGATTCGGATATTTCTTCAAGATTTCTCTTTTCGAAAGCTACTTGCCTTTTTACGGCTTTAGCGTCTTGGAATAGCGCTGAAGGGCCTTCCCCTTTTTTAAGTATGTTATCAATACTTTTTTCAGCGTTATCCAATATATTTTTCGCGTTTATTTCTTTCAAACTTTCCGCTGTCTTTTTATCTAAATCAGCGTCTAAAGTTGATAATTTATCATCGACTTTTTGAGAGAATTTATTAAAAGAACCGGCCATATTTTTTTCAAAAGCTTTTTCTGTAAGCTGCGCCCTTGTTCCCGCAGGATATTTTCCAGCTTTAACCCCTTTAAGAGCATTTTTGGAAGCTTTTAAAGCTGAAGTGAATATTTTTCGTCCTGTAACGCTTAAAGCTTTGCCTATGCCGGGGGCAATAGAAGTTAATAATCCGTCGATTCCTGCTTCTACCGGATCTGCTTTCCCTTCTTCAGCGAAAGATTTAGCTTGTCCTGCTCCCATTACCGCAGCCGCTTCAGTGGCTATAGTGGGTAAAAAACTCATTCCGCCAGTTGCAGCGGCGGCGCCGACAGCGGCGGTAGTTCTAGGGTCTTTTAAAGTTTTTTCAACAAACCCTTCTCCTTTTTCAGTCATTCCTTTTTCAAAAGCTTCAGCTTCTTTACCCGGTTCAGCTTCTATGCTTCTTTTACCGCCATAAAAGGATCTCGCCGGAAAAGTTAAAACATCAGAAACCCCGCCAGCTATTTTTCGCCCTAATGTTGGAGCTTTAGAGGCGGTCGGAAAAATCAACCCCATAGCTTTTTTAGTTTGCTCTGAAGTCGCCGGCCCTATTCTTTGCGCTGTTTGTATAGGGTTTTCAAAATTTTCAAAGCTGGATTTTGATATATCAGTTCCGGGTTTTCTTAAAACAGGCTTTTCCGTAACCGAAGTACTTTCTTGCCCTAATCTTTCCGGTGAACGTATAGGAGTTTCAAAACTTATAGGCGTTGTTTTAACAGGAGAGCTTTTCTGAATCTGCTCTTCTTCATCCTGTATAGACCTGTTTTTAACATTTCTGTTCATAAGCCTGGAAATTATATCGTTAGTGCTTTCAGCCATTAGAATCTAATCCCTGGTAAAAACATTTTAACCGCTTGCTCTGCCTGTTGATCGCCTTCTTCAGCTCTTTTTATCAACTCTTCTATATCATCTATTTGTGAGGCTTCAACGTTAGTAACATCCCCAAAATCAGAATTCCCAACCATAACATGTTTGTGTTTTTCGTAATCAGGGCCGAATATCCTTTTAAGCCCTTTCTGTACCTCTATTTCATCCCGCAAATTCAACTTAGATGGAAGAAGCTCAGAAAATTTTTTATTTATTTCGCTGTTAGGATCATCCAAAGATTTCGGGTCTTTGGTTTCAATAAGTTTTACTTCCGCCTGTAAACCTTGATCTCTAGCTGATTTAGCCATTCCCATAGTATTTCTAGCCGATTGAGCTATTTTACCGATTGCTACTCTTTCCCCATCAAGTTTGGAAGGATATGAATCTAATAATTTTTCAAAAACAGATTGAATAACTCGAACAGAACCGGTGATAATTCTGTTTTGAGAAAGTGCCGTTTCAACTAATTGGCCTTGATATTCTTGAGTAGCCGGCAATGATTCAGGTTTAAGTGTTTCACCTACCACTGATTTTATTCCGCGTCCGATAACTCCGCCGCCTTTAAATCCTTCATCAAGTTGTTGTTTTTTCTTTTTCCACATAAGGGAAAAAGCGTTGAGAGTTTTACCTACATCTCGTTTAAGTTCCGTTGCCCGTTTTTGAAGAGCGCCTTTTATTTTTGTCTCTTCACCCATTATTTTTAATTTTTCCGCTTCAACAAGACCACGTGCAAATTGGGAAGCAAAAGACTCTTCAGGAAACGCTATCTCTTTTAAGAATGTTTGTTGCTCTTTTGTGAACTCTTCACCTGAAGCTAAATGGCGTTTAGCTTCTTCAGGTTTCATATCTCCGCTTAATGATATGCGTGGAGGTTTAGGTAATTCCCCTGTTAAATTAAAAGCGGCTTTTTCTTTATCGGAAAGCCCTAAAGCGTCTAGAGATTTTCTTTTTGAGCTTACCGACTCAAAAGTTTCCGGTTTGCCTTTTATGCGCCCATATTTAGCGATTAAACGATCTCGCGTATCTAAACTTATTTGATCCCGTTTTTCCATAACATCAGGAGAGGGCGGCCCTTCAGTACCAGGCGCAGGAGCATTACTTGTTCCTTGCTCTTCAATAGTTGAAATTTCATCTAAAACATCAAACCCTTTTTTTTGCCTTTCAAATCTAATACGTTTTCTTTCTTCATCTTCAGCCAGACGTTTAGCTTCTGCGAAACGGTCTATGCCGGCGCCGAAACGATTTAGTATTTCTGTTACTTCAGCTGATTGTGAACGTGGTCTTATAAGTGTAGGCATTTCAAAGTCTCCCAAAAAGTGTACTTAAACGCTGACCAATCAGATTTTTTTGTCTCTTAGATTGACGCTCTTCCCTTTCTAATCTACGGGCTTTTTTTATTTCCATATCTCCTTGTTCAAGCCCTTGTTCAAGCTGTTGCATTTGAAGTTCATTAAAACGTTCTGTTGTTTCATCGAAACGAGAATCAGCACGAGCGCTTAGTCCACCTAAAAAACCACCCCCGAAAGTGGAAAGTCCTATTAACCAAGGATTTCTAGTTCTGGCTGAAGCTTTAAATCCGCCAGCAGCACCTTTAAGTGTTCCTGTTAAAACTGACATAATTTCACCCGCTCATTATAGTTTCTTTTTTACCGTTTAATAGATTAATACCTTTTATCGTTACATCACCAGCATTGTTTTTAGCGCTTATATGATTACGATTGTATGAATCAAGTTTATAAGGCACTCCCCGGACTATAGCTATGGTGGGGTTATCTTTGTCGATTAATTGATCAACATCGGTATGGCCGCCACCATAACTGTCTTGGGTAGCTCTGCGAAATTTTAATCCTATTTTTTCAGCGTCTCTTGCTCTTGAAACAGTTGACGGGGATATTTCACTTTTAACAATAACCCCTTGTTTAACCATAGAGTCTATAATTCTGGTATCGGATAAAACTGCTTGCCAAGCGTCATCAGTTTGTAAAGTGTCAAGATAATCACGGGCGCCAGTTAAATCACCGTTGTCGATATAAGCGTTTATTGTACGCGGAGCATCGATATCAATATCGCCGGTAGGTTTAGGTATTCCACTTTCATCAGTTCCAGAAGTATCAATAACACGTTGAATGTCTTCTTCTGGTATGCCTAACTCACTTGCTAAAGTATGAAAAAGCCTGTCCGTGAAGGGCTTTAAAACTTCTTCATCGTCCGGTAATAATTCCATTGCGGTAGCTACCATGTTTAAATCGTTTTGAACGTTTTCCATTTCGATAATATGGCTCAATTCTCGTTCTTTTAAATCAAGATTTCTTATATCGTTTAAGAGAGCATCTTTTTGAAGTTGTATTTCCTGCTCTTTTAATCCTAGTTCAGCAGCGAATTGTTTATCTTGAGCCGCCATTTGAACAGTCAACATATTTTCTTTACTTTCGATTTCCCGGTTCAATAACGCCATATCATTCAAATGTTTCGAAGCCTGTGAAGCTTGATCATGAGTAAAGCCTAATTCCGTCATACGCTCGATAAAAACATTTTGACTATGTTGAAGCGCTTGTTCTTCCGAGTATTTTAATTCAGTAAGAGCGTATTCGTGAGCTATATTTGCTTTCATTGTTGCGTCTTCAAAAATATGTTGATTTTCTTGTATCTCTAAATTCAAAACATGTTTTAAATTAATCATCGATTCATCGTGGCGGTTTTGTATGATTTGAATATTTTCTTCGTGTTCTTGAGCGCTTAGCCTTTCTCCGGTGAGCCATTTTTTATCGTTTTCATCCATTAACCGCTGAAAAACTTGATCGCTGGCTTGCATCATTTCATTATGTTTGTGATCGGCAATTTGCATAGCTGTTTGTTGATCAAAACCCATTTCAGTAAGAGATTTCTCAACATCAGCCCGATATTCTTCCAAATCTTTCGTGTTTAAATGGCCTTGCTCTTGAAGCTTTAATTCGAGAGCTTGATCCGAAGCATGCATCGACTGTTCAACTTCGAGTCTTTGCGCTTCGGTTCCGGTCTGAAGAGCTGTTATAGCGTCACTCATAGCTTGAGAGCTTTGTTGATCTCTGAGAGCTGCATCTTCAACCGCAAGACGCCCGGCAAGGTCTTGCCTTTGTAAAACCCCTTGTCGGTCAAAATCACGCATCACACTACCTACTTGACCAGTTCCAGGACCGTAAGTTCTAATAGCTTCTTGTTTTTGCTCTGCTCTGGATTCCATAAGGGCCCTGGCCAAATCATTAATGGCGATAGTTTTAGATTGTTCTCCAAGCCCTTGTGGCTCTCTTAAAAGATTTTCAGTAGCTTTAGTGGTGACAGCTGATTGAAGCGCTTTATATGCCGGATCTTGTCTTCTCAGAGTATCATCAAAAGCTTGATATGCAGGTGGTGTCTTAACACCCATACCTTCTACAGCATTAAAAGGTTTTTGAGCCGTTGATTTCATTATATCACCAGCTGTTTTTATGGTCTCTATCCGCTCTTTGCTTTTTCTATCCTCTTCTTTTTGAATATCATCCCGGAAAGGAATAACCGGTTTACCTGTTTGGGCCCCCGATGTCTGATTAGAGATAGATGATTGTTGTCTATCCACTGTTTGTTGATACGGGTTTTTTAATGATTTATCAAGTATATCCGGCATTATTCAAACCTCAAAATTACGGTTGTTTTATTTTCAAAAAAAGTGAGAATAACTCTGTTTTCATCTTCAGATTCAGACTCAAAAAATATAGGGTTATAAACTATTTGTATTTTTTGGGGAATACGTCCAAGACCGTGATTTATCTCATAAGTTTTCTCAGCTTCGTTAACAAAATATTTAACGAGAGTGGCATCATGATCACCATCTTTAACCGGTGTATCATAATCAAGATCCTGATAATTAGCTTTTACATTCATTCCATAAAATGATCAGATTTTTGTTTTTTGTTATCGTCTTCACAATCTAAAATTTTAGGGTTTTCCAATTGTTCAAAAAGACTGATAAGACGAATCCATTCTGGTTCACGTTTACCCATTTCCTTTGCTTTTTTATGGCCCTTGCGGATTACATTTAAAGTATCTTGTGTGATAATCCATTCACAATCTTTTTCCTCTTGATTACTGAGATTATCAAGTTGTAAAAGTATTTGCCCATTTTTGAATGATTCGGCCATAGATGCATTAGCATTCGCCAGAGTAATCATTAATTCCAATGCTGATAACTCAGCTTTTCTCGTATTTAATGCGAGTTTAGTTTGATCCTTATTCCAAAATGTGAACGTATGCTCTGGATCAGAAAAAGTTATTACAAACATTTTATCCGCATATTTTTTTTTAATCATTTCAATCCTTCCTTTTTAAGTGTTTTTTTTTTAATATATATTTTAATCGCAAAATAAGCACTAAATTCTTTCCGGATAATTCACTTTTTTCTTCTGATTTATACAATTTTAAGAAAAAAAACATCTTTTTTGATATAAATTTGATTTTTTTTAAGTAAAAACATCTGTAGGAATAGCCTCTGTACCTTTGACAACTGCGGAAATGTCTGTTTCATATTCGTCATCAATCACTTTTTGACGTCCTAACCGTGTCAGGTTCCGCATAATAATTCTGGTACATTTTCTAGTATATTGCCTATTAGTATCACTTCCTTTCATAGGTAAAACTAGTTTTTTGCTGGCTGAAAAATTTGTGGCGCAAAGCTCAATTTCCTGTCCCTCTAATGCAATCAAGTTTGTAAAAACCGTTACCAATCTGGCATCGGGTATTGTAATAGTAATATCTGCATCAGCCAGTGGTATATTATCATTTTTAATATTCATGTTATAGTGCCTCCATTGTTTCCAATAATAACCCAACCGCCTGCGGTGGAAGAAAATTCCATCACACAACCAAGTCCGATAGGGTTAGTGCCAAAAGAAATTTGTGTACCCCCCACCAAATTGGTAGGGGTTATTTTTAAACTATCAGCCGCATTCCCGACACCGATACATTTAAAAGTTTTTAACTGTCCATCACTCCCATCTGCGACTGTTACGTTATCGAGATCGGAATCACCGTTTGTCGTGATATCAGTGCCAACACAAGCTAATGAAGCCGCCACCCCCGAACTAGTAGCTGTAATCTGCTCTGGTACAGCTCGTAAGTAATGTCTGATTGTCACATTCGCATTTAAATTCAAAAGTTGATTTGATACGGTTGAACTGAATACACCGCGAACTAAGCAATCTGTAATTTCAGCGGCAGCTGACCCCCGGTTTTGATTATCAATTATCAGTACATTAGATGTTGCGTTATGAAAACCGGCATAACATCCGAACACTACGCAGTCGGCGACAGAGTTGGAACGATTAGCTTGATAACCAACAATTACATTATTATCACCGGAGGTCGCCGCATTATAAAAAGCTTCTTCACCAATAATGACATTTCGATAAAAATTATATAATACAGATCCGTAAGCTACCTTGTAACCGGCTAAGAAATTGCTTTGCCCACCGTAATGATACCTTGCGGCCCAAGTGCCAAATATAATGTTACGACGTTCACTGGTGTTGTAGCCACAATAAGCTCCAATAAAAATTGAATCTTGCGCGTTTACACCATACAAGCCCGCGTAACGTCCGATTCCGATTACATGATTTGCAAGATTTTCCTGAAGAGCAGAGATGCCTATTGCGACACATCCACTACTTGTCGTAATTTTATACAGTGCAGATGTGCCTAGCGCAAAATTATAATCACCCGATATGAGCGAATAAAGACAACCTTCACCTAATCCCACGTTGCCAATTGCTACGCCTTGTACGTTTGTTGCAATATTTTGACCAACAAATACATTCCTGATGCCTTGGAAATCTGCATGAGTGGCAATGTTATAACCAACTATGACATTTTTATAAAAACTGGAAACCGCGCCACTACATATGTTATCACCAACAAGTATATTTTCATATGTCAAAGTTGAAGATTGAGAATTTAAAATATTTCGGCCAACTAAGACACTATTAGAACCTGTAGTAGTATTACCTGTATTCCCCACCCTAAGAACATTTGTTCCTGACACATCTAAAACAGTATTTCCATTTATTTTATATACACCGGAAGCGCCGACATTATAAGCTGTAGCAGCATAAACAGTACCAGCTTTGTCATATGTAAAACCAGAATCCCCACCAAAAGCGGTTGAATTATTATACTGTATATGGGTATCAGAGCCGCCTGGTGATGTTGTAACAGCCGCCCAAGACAGGACACCGGAACCGTTTGTTATTAAAGCTTCATCCGGATTACCATCAGCTAACGGTAATGTATATATTTGATTACCAGCCAAAGCAGGAGCTTTAAAACCAGTGTAAAAAGTTCCAGCTGGATTATAAAATCTTAACTCATTACCAGTTAAAATGTTAACACCAGACCAGGAAGGGCTACCAGTTTGAGTTACATCTTGATCGATATATGTATGATCAACACCTGTACTGTTTATATGGGTATAAGCTGCATCCCAGTTGCTACGGTTATCGGTAACAGTTGAAAATACACCAGCGGTTGATAGTACAAGTCCGCTTCCCGAACCTACAGTAAGGCCGGAAAAGGCAGGTGATGCGCCGGAATGTATATCTTGAGGTAAAGCAATTGATAAAGTGTTGCCGGAGGCAAGAGTATTTACTTGATTCGGTGTCCCATAAATCTCAAAATTTTGGGAATTGAAGACGATATTACCAGCGCCGGTGTCACCGATAAAATCCATATCACCAGCGACAGCACCTATATTATCATATAGCTCTTTTAGTCTATCTATTAAGCCTTTCGCAGTGCCGTAATTACTGAGATCATCAATTCTCGACATTCATTAATTGCTTATTTTGTATGTTACAGCACATGGACGTAAATACTTATTTCCTGAAGCTGTAAAAGTTCCACCATAAACGCCATTGTAAAATCTGATACTCCCATCTGATTGTATGGCCATGACAACTAAAATTTCACTGCTATTATCTTGACCTGTTACAACAAAAATTACTTCATTATCTGGTTCATATCCGGAAATGATATTGGCATCCATTTTAAAACCGGTAGAATCACTAGTACCACCAATAAGGTTAAAACTAAGAGTAACTAAATCGCCTTGATAACTTAATTTTACTGTTTCATTTGGATCGCTTGAAAATCCCCGGAAATCACCAGAGAAAGAAGTATCGTTATAACTAAAAGCGTCACCAGTACCGCCACTAAATTGTATGTAATCACAAGTAATATTACCAAATGTTGGATCAGCCGTGGTTCTTAAATCTTGATCGATATATGTATGATCTGTACCGTTTGAACTAATATGTGTGTATGCTGCATCCCAGTTGCTACGGTTATCTGTGACAGCTGAGAATACACCTGAAGTAGACAAAACTAAACCAGTTCCAGAACCAACGGTTAAACCAGAAAATGAAGGGTTTCCACTTGTGGTAACATCCTGATTTATATAAGTATGATCAACACCAGTACTACTTACATGAGTATAAGCATCATTCCAATTTGAAGCCCCTGTATTCACCGTTGCCGTGGTAACATCCCAAGTAATGTGTTTATCATGTACAGCTGAATAAGGTTCTAAAGCATATCCCGAAGTGATTACACGATTCCCTGAACCGGTTTGAGCCACGGCGACAAACATTCCATTTCCATAACATACGCTTTTAATTTCCTGGCTTGGAGCTGTTTGATCAGTCCAGGTTATTCCATCCGGTGAGGTCATTATCACTGAGGAACCAATAGCGGTAAATAAACCCCCACCATAAGTAACACCATTAAATGCTTCCGTGGATGGTGGAGTCCGTGCCGTCCAAGTAACACCTTTATCCGATGAAGACATTATCCTAGTGCCAGCGCCGGCCCAAGCCACGGCAACGAAAGCGCCGTTACCATAAGCTACAGAAATCCATGAATCGTCTGCGGCACTTGTCCTTGATGTCCAAGTAATACCATCATCAGAAGTCATTACACGATTTCCTGTCCCCGATTGCGCCACGGCGACGAATACGCCGGAACCGGCGCAAACCCCCTGCCAATCCAGACTTGCCGCAGCTGTCCTATTTGTCCATGTCTGAGCATCAGGAGAAGACATAACAGCGCCTGCATCACCTACCGCGACAAACAGAGCGTCTTCACGACTATAACAAACTCCGTAAAAGTTTAAATTCGGCGTGGTCTGACCGGACCAAGAATTACCACCAGATGAAATATAAGCCCTTGTGGTTCCGCCACCATTAGCGCTTACAGTGACGTAAGTTCCCTTTCCATAACAAATTCCTGCCCAACTGTAAGCATCAATACTTTTTGATGTCCAGTTTATCGCATCAGAAGATGTCATAACCCTATCAGAACCACTAGCACTGACAGCTACATAAAGGCCATCACCATAACAAACCCCATACCATACATTATCCGCTGCGCTTGTCCGATTCGTCCAAGTTTTCCCAAAAGCTAAATTTCTACCGTTTACCGTCAATCCTGGAAATGAAGGGCTTCCGCCAGTTGTAACATCTTGATTAATTAAACTGTGATCCGAACCATCATTACTTACATGAGTGTATGCCGCGTCCCAATTTGAACGATTATCAGTAACCGTAGAAAATAAACCAGAAGAAGATAAAACAAGACCACTACCAGAACCGACTTTTAAATTTGTCCCTATTGTGATATTAGTTATGTTTGCTGAGTCAGCTGTTAAAGTTCCTGTAACAGCTATAATAGAATCTTCAGATATTTTTAAAAGTGTATCAGAACTTTCAGCTGTTACACTAAAAGTTTCAGAACTATTACTATCATTATCCAAGCGTAAATCAATAGAACCAGGTGAACTTAATTCAGTATTACCTGTAACACCTGAAATAACACCGGAAATATTTTCAACAGTATCGACAAGTTTATTGAATTGAGTTTCAATATGTTCAAAATTATTAGCCAGATTACTCCTGGAACCGCTTGTTACGGTTCTATAATCTGTAGGCATTGATATATCATCTATAGAATAAGTAGTAACAAGCCCGGCTACTATTAAAGCTGTTATAGTTAATAACTTGTGCATATAAACCTCTAAAAATTTGTTACTATCCCTTCAAATGTTTCATATTTTAAAGCAAAACCGAAAAAAGCGTATCCAATATCTGAATCATCTTTATTAATATCTAATTGAAACCATTTACCTCTAGCGTTCCAATCTACAGGCCCTTCGGCTTGCCAAGTAGGTTCCAACCATTCTATATCATCCCATGTTATATCATCCCACAAAAAACCATATGTTATAGGTGTTACTATTACAGGTGTTTGAGTTGTCCCATACTCACCTATTAATTGAACACTTGGGACGGATTCACTGTAATGATATAAATAAAAATAATTAACATGCTTAACAGGACTTAAAACAGTGTTTAAAAATGGTCCTGTTAATATTCTAGGTTTAACATTTATTGATTCACCTTTTATATAATCTTTAGTGGCTGTAGAATCATGGTGTAATATTTCTTCATTCTCATTATCAAAAGATAATAGTGTTTTATCTGATAACTCTAACATTAAAGCGAATCCGGGCCCCTCCCAAGGGCCGGTAAACCTTGCTGTTTTACGTGCCGTGCTTTCATCATCAGGAATAAAAGAATTTAAATCCATTAAATAAATTTTATTACAGCCGTTTTTAGAAGAATCATCTCTAACCGTTATTAAAAGTTGATCCTCATATATTGAAAGTGTTATATCCGAATCAGCTTGATTTTCAGTAAGGCTTTGATTACCACCACCTAAAAAGATAGGTTTTATTTTATCAGTTATAACCCAAGGGGCGTCCATGCCTATTTTCCAAAATACAAGACCTTTTCTTCCGTCAACCCAAAAAATATAAGATCCATGTTGAACTATAGCCCTGTTATTTATAAGACCTATTTCACCACTTATTTCAATTAATTTCTGTTTCGGGTCCGTTTCAGGAAGAAGATAACATGATTTTAATTGACCTATAAACAAATGATTAGTTCTATTAGATTCATTTCCCCTATCCCCTATGCCAGCAATTCCGGTTATAGGTCCATCGCCGGGAATATATATTTTATGATCTGATATTGGGAAACCTTCACAATCATAAGTGTTATTAACTCTCATAGTTACATGTACGGCGTTTTCTTCACTTGAAAAATTAGCCATAGCTAATCTGGAACCTGAAAAGGCGCAAAACTTACCTGTCGGAGCTTGTCCCCATCTACCAGATAAAGGAGCTTTTATAACTTCTAAATTTGCATCGGTTGTGGTATCTGTATAAGCCTGTACACCTGTATTAACTCTTGCCACACGATAAAAAGGGCCCTGCACACCTATTTGAGTTCTAAACACCCAATACTTATTAATGCGAGAATCTACTACATCAGTCCAAGTCAAATCAAATTGAGAATTTGCCGAAGCTATAGATGTTATTATGTTAGACCAATCAGCGTATATTTCAGCTGTGTCACTGTCTATTTCCTTAACAGGGACAACAATATGAAGCCATGTTCCTGTAAAAGAACCAGAACCGCTTGGGGTTACAGCAAGTGTAGAAACAGCCGGAAGAGCACCGAATTCACGCCAAGAGGTTTTATCACCTACTTTCGGTGCATCACTCCCGTTAACAGCAACAACCCGGCCGAGTATAGAAGAGAAAAAAACATCTTGCCCTACTGTTAAACCTGAAACACGTTCCACGCTTGAAGAAGCTGTTAAATATTCATGTATTTTACCTATCTGTGTTGCGAAAAGTAATCTTTTATTGTTATCAGTATCAATATATTCGGTTAAGCCTTTAAAGGGCGCTTCTGAAGACCAATCTTCCGTACTATATCTGGTAAAAGGGTATCTTTTTATTAATGTATCTTTTTTATAATAAAGATCTTTCAATATACATGATTCACCAGAACGCATTAAAAGAAGACGATCTAGAAGATTAATCCCCCCATTTAATTGATAAGCTAAAGGATTCCTATACTTATCAGTAGGAAAATGTTTAAACTTAGCCATAAATATTATGCTGTATTCTGCTTAATTGCCTGTTTAAAGGGTAAGCTTCGGCTATCCCGTCATAATTAGCACCGTTAAAGCCTTTTGTTCTGCGTTGATTAGAGCGACTTCTAGTTGCGAAAAAATTCTCGTAATATATTTCAAGAAGAGCGTAACCTTCAGCTTCATAAGCTTGAGATTCTTTTTTAGAGTTAGAATTATCAAGCCTGTCAGAAATAACAAATTTTTTAATTACTTCGAAAAGTTCTTCCGGGAAAACACTCATAGTCGTCGATATATTAGTTAAAACATTATCAAAAGATCCAACATAATAAACAGTTAAACTGTTATCACCGGGATCACTTTGAAAATAAAATTTTTGCTGATTTTCATCGTAAAAAATACGCCATTCTTCTGTTTCGGTTTCCCTTATAACATAGCTTAAAGGCACATCATCCCATAAAAAGTTGGAAGCTTCCCTTGGAAGCGGAAAGCCTTTAAAGTCAGAAGGTGGATCGTAAGGCCCTAATGTTCCGGATGTAGTGTTTAATGTTGTGCTTGAAATCATCCAGGGTAAAGGGCGTTTATTCCATACTTTTAACGCTGCGGATAAAATAGCGCTTTTCAACCGTTTTAAACCGGAAGTACTTGTATAAGCGCCTGTCCATGACAAGTCATTTATCAGGCGCTCTTCTAGATTGGAATAGTTCATTTACTTTTACGAAGCGCTTCAAGCTGCTTTTTCAAACTTGAATTTTCTTCTTTTAAACGATCGTTTTCATCCTCAAGAAGTCTCTTGACTTTTTCGACAGGTCGTTTAGCCCAAGTCCAAAGGACTGGAGAAGTTTTTTCAGCTTCAATAAGAACTTTACGTAAAAGTTCAACCGGAACACCAAGCTTTTCAGCTTCTTTTTTCAAATCAAACTTTTCCATAAAATTGAGCTTTGCCCATACCGCTGGCTTCATGGTTTTAACTTTAACCTTTCCACCTACGCCACCGACAAGTTCCGTCTGTCCTGGCTTAATTTTTATTACAAAGCCATTTTTTGAGTTTGTCGTGTATGTATCTGACATTTTTTATTCCCTTTTGGTTAATTAATAGGGAGGCCGAAACCTCCCTGAGTGATTATTTTTTAAACAGTTGTTCTGCTATTGGTTTACGCGGAGTAAACCAGACATCAGTACACTGGGATTTTTCCCCGGCTTGGGCCGCGCCTGCAACTTCATCGTTTGATACTTTAGCCCATAAGAACAAAGGGTCTTCAGCATCGGTAATAGTACCTATACCTTCTGTTGAAGCCCCTGTCGCGCTGGTTATAGCTACAGTACCAAGAGAAGTCCAAGTGCCCTCCGGTTGACCATTTTTATCTCTGGAATAATTACCATAGATTGTTAAAGTAACATCCATAGTATCTGTACCACCACCAGAATCGGCACAAGTTATTCCAAAAGTTCCTAAGACGGTTGTGGCTGCATTTCTAGGGAGTAAAGAAATATCCCAGTAATAGGTTCCGTCTTCAGTGGTTACACCAGTGTCAATATAAAAAGTAGCATCGTCGAAAAACTTTATGTGATCTCCGGATCTGGCTACTTTAATATCGACAGCCCAAGAAAGCGCTAAAGCGCATAACAGAAAAAAAGGTATTAATTTTTTCATTAGGCTAACACTCCTTTCACAAGGCAGATAACATCTTGATTCCGCGGAATTAATGTTTCTACCGTCATATATGCGTTTACGTTTTTAGCGACATTCCGAGCGCCAACGGCTGTTAAATGAACAGAATTGAATTTAGGAAAGTATTTCCTCTCAAGCATACCAGGCTGAAAGAAAAGCATTTCACCATCGCGTCTATTCATCGGCTCCGTGGGATGAAGCACAAGGTTTTCAACAGCGGTTTCAATACGTTTCACTTTGTTACCGTACACTCGATCCTGCCGTGTGGTTTGAATCAATTCAGCGGCTAAATTTGTCCAAACAGCGCCGGCTTTTGAACCGAGCATTGCGTGGTAATCACCGCTTCCATACTGAGCGATTAGAGGCATTATGTCCGAATTCCACTCATCCATAGTGATACTACCACCAGCGTTTATTTCACGTGTACTGAGCCCTAAAAGACCAGCAGCGCCGTAAATCGTCGCTCCGGAAACAGCCGTTGTATTAGCAACACTGGAACCGAAAAGCATACGCATTTCACGACCGTGGTTATGTCTGATGCGGGCAAGCTGCCTTCTGGTCATAAACTGATTACTTTCACCAGGATATTTTTTAAGCTCTTCTTCAACAAAGCCGATCCCATACTCTTCAATACTAATTTGCATATAGTTAGAGTTCTGAGCCGGAGTCGAGCGAAAACCGTCACCAAAAGTAGCTCCATCCTGATAAGCGTTGTTCACAAACTCCAATGTTGCGCCATTAGCTATGTTATCAGAACCATCACCAGAAACACCACCAGTGAAAGGTCTTACGACATACTGAGTAGTATTTGTAACAGATATGACAATAACTTCTGAACCTGTAGCTTTATCCCTGTGAACATCATAAGCTTTGATTCCAGCCGTACTAACAAGCGTTACGGTTTTATCAGCCCCGGCCGCCAAACCTGTAACAGCACCGTTTACTGTAAAAGTGGTGGGCAAAGTGGTATACTGATCGATTTTGGGATTCATTGAAGAACTGGGAGTTGATTTTATTAAAGCGGGAACCTTTTTAATTTTCGTTTTATCGAATTTAGCTTCCGGATCAATATCCTCATTCCCAAAAAGGGCGATCATTGCAAACCGCGTTTGGGTAAGAATGTGGGCATAAGGCTCGTGCTCGGGAACCCAATTAGCTGAGTTAAACCCCGCAGCGGCAAGCGCTTGCTCCACCGTGTTTGAAATAGTCATAAAAAATTACTCCTTGTTAAAATCCATTAAGCATCATTTTTTCCTGCCAGTCATAGTTTGGAGCTTCCTTATTATTAGAATCTTTAGAAAAACCTTTTTTACCATTACCGGCAGTGACCCCAATTTGATTCCCGTATTCCTTCTTAAACTTCTCCATAAAACCTTTTTCAAGATCTCCGGATTCAAATTGTCTAAGTAAGTTAAGAGCTTTACCGATTTTAAAGCCGGCTTGCGCTAATTGTGGACTTTGACCGAACTGTTTTGCTACAGTCCAGCCGGCACCCTCAAAAGCGCTTTCAGGGCCCATAAGGGTTTCTATTTCCTTTATGAAATCATCGGCTTTAGGGTCGAGTTTTCGAAGCTCTGTGAAAGCGTTTTTAGCATTCTCAGAAAGATTACTGTACCATGATGATCTTTTACCGGATTTAGGGTCAATCCCGAGTTTACGACTAACACCGTTATCAATAGCTGATTTCATTTTCAAATCGTCTATCTGTTCTTTGGAAGAACTATATAAACTATTCAAACTTGAGTTAACAGCATCAGACACACTTTTAATAAGTTGTGCCCTTTCACTGTCACCAGCTCCAACGGCTTGATTATAAACTTGTTTTAACCGATCAAATAACGGGTCAAAAGTTTCGGCCACATTATTATAATTATCAGTTATTTCTTTTATACGATCATCATTTGTTCGAGTATCAAAATTCAAATCAGCTCCAATATGCTTGGCCAATTCACCAAGTTCTGTCATATCACCACTCACAATAATATCGTGAATAGTTCTAAAACGGCTGTTAAGATTAGATACTTCTTTAGATAGATCAGTGGTACGCTTTTCAGCTTCTTGGGAACTTTGCAGCATCTTTAAAACAGAATCAGAAAAAGGTATATCAGAATATCCTTTAGATTCCATCCATTTCCGCTGTTCTTCAGACCATTTGTTTTCAGGAGCCTTTTCCCCTTCTTCTAATTGTTTCGAATCAGAAGTGGGCGGTTGTTCCAGGTCTTCAGGGTTGGATTTTTCTTCGGAGCCCTCCCCTGTTTCATCTTTAGCATTGGCCTTTGCTTCAGAATCACCAGAAGTGTTTTCCTCTTCTTGAGGCGGTTGTTCCTTTTTAGTAGGTGAAAAATTAGCTTCCATTAGTTCAGATTCAGATAATACATCGTCCGCAATCGTGAAATCTTGAAAGCTATCATCGTTTAGTGAAGCTTGAGAGTTTTGATTCTCTTCAGAACTGATATTTTGATTTTCTCCTGGCATTATTTTTCTCCTTTTTCGATTATACCGAGATTGTTTAAAGCTCGGCTGTTTTTAGTTTTAAATTCCGCTTTTTTCAATTCAGAATCCGCTAAAAGTGGTAAATTCATAAAATTTAAACAGTCAGCCACCCGAGTACTGATTATTAATCTTTCTCTATCAGCTTCCGGATTTAAAATTAACAATTGACTTTCAATGTCTTCCATGTGACCATGCAACCATTTGAAAAAAGCGGGGACTCTTTCTTTCATAGCTCTTATTTCTTCCCAGTCGCTCAAAGTCATCGGTTTTCTGGGATGATAAGAAGGTATTTGAACATATTTTGTACGTTCCCCACCAAGTAATTTCACAATCCACCATTTAAATAAAATCCAAGCTTTTATCATACTGTGATTCCTTGTTCAACAGAAACCTCAGCTCCGGGCGCTGGATTAGGAGAAACACCAGGGGATTGATCAACAGCGCCGGGCTGAGGTGATGTTGTGGTTTGTGAAGGAATTGTGGGTGGGTTATGCTCAGGAAAATAACGTTCAACATTTAAAAGACCTGATTTTCTTCCAATATCCCGAATCATATTTTGTAAATATTCAAGTCCATTCGGATTTTGAAGTAATATTTCCCGAGATTGCCCAAGAAAATTAATTAGTTTAACAGTTTCGTTTTCTTGATTAACACTGACCGAATCATCTATGTCAAAAAAACTGTTATTCCAAATTTGTATCATTTCTTTATTTCCAACACTGAAAATTTCGCCGTCATAACTTAAATTTCTTCTTTCAATTTCCGGGGTGTTTCTCAAAGCCATCATTAAAACCTGTTTTGCTATAGGTTTAAGCCCGGTTTGGGACATTGTGATAACAGAATTCAGTACGCGCAAATCGTCCGCTTGCTGGTCTATAAGCTGCCCCGTGGCAGTCTCTTTTTTAAGTGATTTAACTCCTTTAGCTTGATCTGAAAGACCTACCGTTTCATTATCCCTTTTTATCAGTGAATACATTTGAAACATGTCATTCATAACACCGGAAGATTCCCCACCAATTCGTTTAGGAATTTTATCTGCAGGGGCATCTTTACGCATTCTAACTGTATTATTTGTTCCTTCCGGATTCATAAATTCATTAGTGTTTACAAGAAATTGTTCCCAAACAGCCCACCCATTATGCATCCTCATTATCGTGTCGTCAATACCTAAATTAGTGAATAAATTCAAAATTTTAGTGTGCGGTAAACTCGGGGCTAACAAAGACCGACCAAAAGGAAAATCATTTAATATTTCCGAGCGAACCCGGACAATTTGACGAAATCCAGGTATATGATTCACTTTCATTTTATAGATTCTCTTGGAATCACAGATTATAAAATATTCGTTTGGATCATCTTCCATACCTTTGATATGATTAAGTGTACCCCAATAAACTGTAACAGTGGCAGAACGAGAAGTATTACTTTTCGCTTTATTTTTATCACTGGAATAAAAATTATCATCATTTTCTCTTTGGCCTTTTTTCATTTCCTCAGCTAATTTTTGCAGATTTTCTTGTTTATAACTTTCATCATTCAATAAAGCGGCTACTATACAGGGGTCCCATTCATCGATAAAACCTTCGTAGGACAAATCCCTACATCTATCAAATTGTCCAAACCAATTAAACGGATGAATCCGCTGAATATCAGGCTCATTCAATAAAATATCAAATTCTTTGGACCATTCAACAATAGGGGCCCAAGCCCCCTCATTCACAACCGGTTTTTCCTTATATCCCCCCACCCGTTTCCAACAGGGGTGAGCGACAGCCATATTGAAAATAGGCACATCTCGGCAAAGTTGAATCCATTGAGGGACACCACCACTATTATCAACGCCCATATTATCCCAAACCCTGTTAAGAAATCTTTGAGCTAAAAGGGCTAAATCTTCTCCACCCATTCTTTTTGAATCAAAAATGAAAAGGGGCCTTGGATCAGAAAATGTTTTACTAAAATGTTGGGTCAAAGCTTCATATTGAGAAGTAGTAGCCCCGAGATAAAAACCAGACCGGGTTGTTCTTTCCCCGGAAAGATATTTTTGGTCTACAGCTGCTGAAACAGCGTTTCCCTGCTCTTTAAAATAAGAAAAAGCTTCAGAGCTGAAATAATCATCTTTCCGGGATTCAATACCTTCAACAATGGCTTTTTCTTTAGCCGGCATTATTTTATCCTAACCTTTTAGGGTTTTTTATAACATCGTTAAAAGCCTTCATTTCTTTATTTTTCTCAGTTTTAAGCTTTTCCCCGGCTTTCATGGCCTTGTCCCATCTCTTTTTATCTTGACTTATTTTTCGCGCTCTTACGATTGTTTCAAAATCGTGTCTGGCTTCCCATTCTTTTTCAGATGCATCTGCTATTATACCCATCTTAAAAATTCCTATAAGCTTTTGAGTTATTTTGGTTTGTTAATTTATCAACAATCACATGCCCAACAGTTCCCGGTTCATAATTCTGGAAATCTGATTTTTCTTCAACATCAGGCATAAGTGAAGAAACAGCCGAAGCAATAGCTTCACCCATAACGCAGTCGTCGTGACTGTTTACACCTTCAGGCCGGTCTTTTTTTGACCCTGGAGGAGTTTTAAACGCTCTAGCTTCTTTATAAAAACTTTCATAAGGACATTCCCACCCTGAAATCTGATTTTCGAAGTCATTCCGGAATATTTCCAACATCGGCCTTCGAGTTTTCATTGTGGTTTGCCATCCGAAATCAAGGTCGTTTTCTCTTTTATCATTATGAGTGTAAAGATTAGGATATCCTTCACGGCGAAATTCAATTGTGGCGCCAATACCGTGATTATTATTTTCCCAAACTAAAAGAGCGATATCATACCAATAACCCAACATGCGCATTAAATAAGCTGTTTTTTTAGGTCCGAAAGTACCATGACAAACCGCAACAGTTAAATTTCTTAACCTGTCCCTAACCGTAATATAATCCCGGTCACTATCTGGAAGACCACCACCAATATCACCAGAAACTAAATATCTGTTATTATAACCATAGACGGGGGGAAACCATAATCTTATATCCCCTTGTGAATCAGCTGTGAATTCCGGTTTATTATTCGGTGTTTTAATGAGCCGACCTATAATCGGTAAAGGTGAACATTCAGATTCAGCATTGTATTTTTTCCATTTATCTGATAATTGTTCAATTCTGGTTGCTGATAAATAAATCATTCCTGTATGCTGAAAGGCGTGATCTACAATCGCTGGATATTCTTGTCCAGTAATTTTTATAGCTCTGTCAGGACTGGCAGCTAAACCGTTTTCATTAACAGCTACATAACGAAGAAAATAAATAGCTTTTTTCTTATCTTCCTTATCCATGTCGTCATATTTATCCATTTCCTGTTTATGTTCTTTTTCATATTCAATCCATTTGTCTATGGCTTCCCTGGTTAAATAAGCTTTATCGAAAGGATTATAATCAAGTCTATATTCTAAATGCTCAAACCATGGTATGAAATGGAAAGATTGTTCCCCGAAATGCCAAACATTAGGTACAACTTCAGAGCCGTTATCTTTAATCATCATGCAATCGTTGTAAAAATCACCTTGGGCCCCGTTACCTGTTGATTCGAGAATTATTCTACTACTTCCATCTTTAGGTCTTGAGCCGTGAATGCCGTCTAACATCTTTCTAAGATGTACGATATAAGCCGCTTCTGATAAGTGTACATCATGAGCAGTCAGAGAGCGACCGAATTCACCTGCTGCTCTCTCACCCATATCATTCTTCGCTGTTAAAGCTGAAAACGTGCTGTTTGTGACTGCAAAAGATAACTTATTACCTGTGTCACGCTTGAGAGACGGCTTGAAAGGGTAATTTTGATGCATTATCTTCGCACGTTCAAAGACGGCTTCCGTTTTGTTACGGTCAAGATTTATGAAAGCAGCATTAATTCCGTTGCGCTCTATACAATCTAAATAGAAATCACCCATTATTGTAGTCGTGAACCACACTTGCCGACCTTTAAGCACATATGATATAGGTTTAGCATACTTATAATATTTGCGGTGATGAGGATAAAGTTTTTGAGGAACTAACTTACCTTTTTTATCCTGAATCTTGAGAAAATTTTCAATTCTAGTGGGTTTATCTCCAATCATACCGGCAAGCGCTTTAACATCACAGTAATCAAGCCCTGTCTTACGGGCAAGTGTATGCATAAATTTCTGGTCTTCTTTAGAAAAAGTTTTCATGTTAATAAATTTTAAACCTTTTCCCTTGTTTAAAACGTATAAACACGTAACCTAGTTCGGGAACAATCACTCCTAAACCCCGATTGCTAGCCGCCGAGGTAGTGACGATTGTTGTGGGCTTCTTACCTTTATTACGTTTAAAGAAGTCAATCACGCATTCTTTAACGCTTGCCGGCGATAGCGGAGCTTTGCCTACTCGAGAAATAGTATGGAGATAATCAACCTGTTTCTTTGGTAGGTCGTCGGCCGGCATATGCTGAGAGTTATTATAATCAGATTGCCGTAAATATTTTGTTTTCAATCTTTTTTCAAGTGGCTGTTGGCAAATATTAGTCATATTATTCCCCTCCAAACCGACCAACAAGGGCCCGAATCGCTTCCCCAATATTTGATACTTCAATTTCCTGCTTAGCTTTCCACCGGCTTGGATCTTTGTTATAAAGCCAATTGAGGCAAGCTTGGGTCTCGGGAGGATAATGCTTAATAACATTAGTTTTGTCGGTCACTCTTCCTTTATAAGTATGTATGATTGTTTCTTTATGTTTATAACCCCGGGCCCTTTCATAAAGAGATTTCTCAATTTTCGCATTAACAAATTTTTGAGCTTTAGCTAAAGCTTTGCGAAAAAGTGGCTTTTCCTTTCGCCAAGTTAGCAGAGTATTTTCGGTTATACCCACTTCCTCAGCGATGTCAGCCAGTGTCATATCTCCTTGGGAAGCCCAAAACAGGATATCATGTTTAATCCGATTGCTCCATTTAGGAGTGCCACCGCGGCGCCTTGTAGGTACCTTCAACGGGATTTCCTTGTTTTTTTTGTCTTCTTACTACAACCCATAACCAATAAATAGTATATTTTCCAATTTTCCGCAAGTTAATAAAGTAAGTGTGCCGGAAGAGATATTTTTCCAAAAATAGCGTTTTTAGTTTATTTTCCCAGTTTTGAGAAGTAACAAGACAAACTTTTTTTTCTCCTATATTTATAAAACATTATTTTATATAATCTTATATTTAAATCTAAATTTACATAAAAAAGTAACAAGACAGTAACAAGACAGCAAAATTCTTTATAAGTTAATATTTTCCATAAACTTGATGTTTTTTTTGTCTTGTTGTCTTGTTACTTCCACCTACTCTACACGTGAGCGCGTATAAAAGATCACACTTTTTACATAAACTTTTTATGTACATATTTTATTTATATATAAGAATATAAAAAAGTAACAAGACAACAAGACAGAAAAACACGTAACTTGTTATTTTATAAAATCTTACAGAAAAAACGCTTGTCTTGTTACTGTCTTGTTACTATACCCAATATTTTCAATCTATATTTACAACGTTATATTTTATAATAGCTTACAGAAAACCGGTTTTGTCTTGTTACTTATCGACTAACAAGACAAAATTATAATTTTTTAAAAATAATTATCTTTTTTCTTGAAATTGTATATCTATTGGTGATATAATATAGATATAGAGTTAACAACAAACCGGGAGGAAGAAATGATACAGACAATCACAAAAGAAAAAATCCGAATCACCATCAAGAGCACAAAGTACACCAAGTTAAATAACACTAGAGTTAGCTTGCCCCGAGCAACCGAACTCACCCGCCACTTTGGAAGGGACGTACAAGCTTATTTCCAGGGTAAAAAAATAAACACTTCTGAGCTACTTAGCATGCTGAGTGAAGCTCTTATAAATGCTTAATAAAGACAACAACAACAACAACCAACACAGGAGGACGAAAATGACAACACAGACAACAAATCAAATCACAGAACCCGAAATTTTAACAGCGAACACTTATTTTTGGAGCCCTCAAAGTAATGCCAGCGGCCGCCGTTGGAATGAAAATCGTCGACAAAATGAGGTTGATGATTTTCTTACTTCGCTCGAATTTGAAGTCACTCGGGAGGGTGATTCAGTTGTCGGAAAAAAAGGTGATTTAGAAGTCCATTTTCATTACCGCGAATCATGCCGGAACGTGTACAAATCTTTTTCAGTGCATCGCGGCGAAAAAAAATCGAACATCACAGCACTGAGAAAGCTTTATAAATAGTCCCCAGGCCCTGCCCCGTGAAAGCCGGGGCCAGACCACCATCTGCGGCGCTTACAGGACAACCAACACAGGAGGAAGAAATGACCTTTGAAGAATTCAAAAATCTGTATCATATTGTCGTATCATATGAATTCGGTGGCGTGACAATCCATGACGTTCAAGGACTGGAAAAGGCTAAGAAGCTTGCTCGGGAGTTTAATGATAATCGCCTCGGTGGAGAAACAATTTTTCTATCAAATGTTTTGACTGGGGAAGATATAGATTGGAAGGAAATGAATGAAAACTTATTATGAATGCTTAAATTGTGGTTGTAAAAGGCTTAATCCGTGCAACTGCTAAAAAGAGACTAAAGGCAGTAAAACCAGCAAGAAAAGAGCTAACCGTAAAAACAAAACAGGGGTCCGTTAAGCCCTGTGCGTCCGCCTTAGGGCGGGGTCGGACAACAAACCAGAGGGTGAAATGAAAAAACTTAACACAAATCTTAATAATGCAATATCAGAAATAAGCAGTATTATGAAATCTTGTGATATTAATTTTATCGGTTATGTTTGTTTAAAAATCGTTGAAAACTCTGACAAACTACTTTTAGGAATATATTTAACTAAGGGTGAACAATTGAAAATTAAAAATATTTTAATCAGTATGAAATCTGAGAATTTAAACAATAAACTTTCTTTATCACCTAAAATTTTTACTGCCGTAGATAAAATACAAAAATAATTATTTTTTCCCTTGAAATCGTATACTTATCGGTGGTATAATTAAATAAAGACAACAAACTAGGAGAATGAGATGGCACAAAAAACTTTTTCAGATATTAAATTTTCCTGGACCCCTGATGGCTGGTATAAGACTGAAAAAGTCGATGCTTTAAAAGCCCGTAGAGAGTTTGTGAAAGAGTTAAAAAAACAAGGATATAAGCCTATTTGTTCTTCTCTTGGTGGGCAGTTAAGACGTGTCGGCGGTATAGGTACAGGTAAACCTGATATTGAATGGTGGGAAAAATGTTATATGGTTACTTGGTAAAAAAGTCCCCAAGCCCAGCCCCATAGAAGCCGGCTATTTTTTTTCTTGAAATCATATATTTGTTTGTGATATAATATTAATAAAGACAACAACCAAGAGGAACCAATGAAATCAAGAATCGTCAAAAAAGAAGATAAACAACTGGAATTTCCGTGTCTGATGATATTGGATAATTTAATCGTGTTGTTCACTGAACATAATAAGGGTACGGTTGTAGGAGGGGGAACAAGCCTTGGTCATTATTCCGATGAGTGGGATATGGACGCATTCAAACCATTTCACGAAACCGTAGAACTTAGTAATTAACCAAACGGGAAGACAAAAATGCCACAAGAGCCGGCCCTAAGAAGCCGGCTCTTTTTTTTTTAAAAATATTTTTTTTCTTGAATTTGTTATTTGTTTGTGGTATAATTATAATAGGTTAGGTGATGATTTGCACAACAGAAAAATCCACAAATCAAACTGGAAGCTTTCAGTTTCAGATTTTTATTATTTTCATCGAAAATTGTGTTTACACAAAAACGGCTCGTACTTACAAATGGGCTTTACATGCTTTATCAACCGAATTAAGATGTCAGTCTTGGGAAGGTATGCAAAAAGATGGATGGATTGCGGTTGTGGATTCCAATATTATAAACGTTAAAAAAGTAGGTCAAAATGCAGAAACGCACAATCATTAATAAAATTCGTAAAACCGGTCTTGATAAAAAAGAAACCGAAAAAGCTTTCGCCTGGCTTCAGAGGTATAAAGGGATAATCCACACTGCCGGCGCCTACACTATAACAAATATCGCTTTCATGGATTCGACCGTACTAAGGAATGCAGTCGCTTTTAAAATAACCACAAACAACTAACAAAAAAGAAACAAAATTATGACAACAAAAAATAAAATATCAGCGAAGTCAGGATTGGATTTTGTTCGCGGCACCAATCACTCAATTTTAAAAAAGACAAAAACCCAATGGCAAAGATGGGCAAACAAAAAAGCTAAAAAAATAGGATATGGCTTCGAAGCTTTTGTTTTTATTCCCGCTCTTTATATTACAGGTGGAAAAATCTATGTTAGAATTTCTTTTGGTAAAAAATAACCACAAACAACTAAAGGAGAAAAATCATGAAAAATCTACTCAATACAAAAACCGGTAAATGGCTCCAATCAATAGGTTTTGAGAGAGTTAATTATCGTTTCTACGGTAAATTACAGTCTGTTGGGCTTTGTTATTACGGAGATATGAGAGAAGATCTGTTATGTATAGAGCCTACTTATTACAGAAACAATCCTTCTTACAAACTAACTGGTAGATTGGTGACAGCTTACCATCCTGAATCTTATATTGTTTGGTGTAATTGTAGAGATATAATAAACATCATTAAAACTATCGTGCATAATATTAAATTTGACGCTTATAAAAATTTAAAAGGCGATAAAACACAAAAATTATTAGTCGCTGTAGAACCATAAAAAGAAAGGAAAATTGAAATGACTATAATACAAGACTTAATAGATGAAGTTAAATACATCAAATCTATTAATCCTAAAAAACCAGGTGAAGATTTTTTACATTCCCCTAGCTGCTTTGCCCGGTATTGTGATTTGCAGCTGAGAAAAGCCATCAAACACGGCTATGTTTTAATAGCGGACGAAATTTTAGAAATCCGGGATTGCGCCATTCATTTCACTGGTATGATTCGTAAAGTCTGGATTAAAGAGAACAACGGTTATGAATAAAAATTAACAATCACTGAAACCACAAGATTGACTAAAGAAAAGGAGAAAAGAAAAATGTCCAGTTTAACAGAATTGAAAAAACAAAAAGCCAATATCCTTTCCAAAATGGATTATGAACTGGCAATTATAACAAACCATTATCAACCTAAAGTTCGGGAATTAATCCGGAAAATGAATGACAAAAAAATAGCTGTCAGAGCTAATCATAGGCCTTCTCTAACCGATTTAGCTGTCAAGATAAGGCAAAAGAAAGCCAATATAAAAAAAGACAGACAGAAGCGTTTATTAGCTTCCAAAGTCAAACAAATAAAAAACGCAATCCGGTAAAAATAAATCATTTTCCTGTTGATTTTTATATATAATTGGTGGTATAATTAAAGTAAGGAGAAACATGGGAATCGATTATAAAATTTATCCGGCCCAATTCAAAAATCAATATCTTAAAAATGATATTGATGAAAAAGCTTTGCGTACAGTAGAGCAGTGGGAAGAATGGGCCCGATTAAAAGAAAAGAAATTTAATAATCGTGTAGAAATCAAAACCAGATTAATACATGATTGGATTTCTTTTACTGATTCTCATGTAAACATAACAGTCAAAAAGGTAGGTTGAAATGAATGAAAATTAAACTAGTTTTAGCTTGGTATGATTGTTGGGTTGGAGCTTATTGGGACAAAAAAGGCAAATGGTTGTATATTATGATCCCATTTGTGGGTGTGAAAATCAGATGGCTTCATAGCCTCACCCAAGATAAAAAGAGGAAGTGAATGAGAAACATATCATTTTTCTTAACTAAACAACAATTCCTAGACGGGACCATAGTCCGAAGTCTAGGGAAAGGAAAATAAAAATGTCTGAACAAATTCAAACCGAAAACAAACCTGTTGGAGAAATGTCAAACATAACAGCGATAAAAACTTTTTTCAGTGAAGAAAAACCTGTAACAATGCAGGAATTAAGAAAGTTGACCAGAAAAGACCGCGAAGAACTGGGAGAATTGGCTAGAATTGAATTAAAAAATGACATATAAAATTTGCGGATATTTCTTATATTAAGAAATATCCGCAAAACTATAAAAAAAGGTGAAAACATGAATAAAGAACAATTGAATGAAATTTTAGAAAAACATAAGAAATGGTTAAAAGGTGAAAAAAAAGGAAAAAGAGTTAACCTTTCCAAAGCTAACCTTTTCGGAGCTAACCTTTTCGGAGCTGACCTTTCCGGAGCTAACCTTTCCGAAGCTAACCTTTTCGGAGCTGACCTTTCCGGAGCTAACCTTTCCGAAGCTAACCTTTTCGGAGCTGACCTTTCCGGAGCTAACCTTTCCGGAGCTGACCTTTCCGGAGCTAACCTTTCCAGAGCTGACCTTTCCAGAGCTAACCTTTCCGGAGCTAACCTTTCCAGAGCTGACCTTTCCGGAGCTAACCTTTCCGAAGCTAACCTTTTCGGAGCTGACCTTTCCGGAGCTGACCTTTCCGGAGCTAACCTTTTCGGAGCTAACCTTTCCAGAGCTGACCTTTCCGGAGCTAATCTTTCCAGAGCTAACCTTTCCAGAGCTGACCTTTCCGGAGCTAACCTTTCCGGAGCTGACCTTTCCGGAGCTAACCTTTCCAGAGCTGACCTTTCCAGAGCTAACCTTTCCGGAGCTAACCTTTCCAGAGCTGACCTTTCCAGAGCTAACCTTTCCAGAGCTGACCTTTCCGAAGCTGACCTTTTCGGAGCTGACCTTTCCGGAGCTAACCTTTCCAGAGCTGACCTTTCCAGAGCTAACCTTTCCGGAGCTAACCTTTCCAGAGCTGACCTTTCCAGAGCTGTTTTTTATAAAACTGTTTTTTATAAAACTAAAAGAAACGATTTTATTATTAATAAAACACCAATAAAAATTACAGGTTTAACTTGGGTAGTTTTTATTTTTGACGAGCATATGGAAATAGGGTGCGAATCACATTCTTTTGAAGATTGGAAAAATTTTTCCGATGATAAAATCGAATCAATGGATATATGGGCTTTAAATTTTTGGAAAAAATATAAAGAAATTTTATTAAAAATTTGTGATGAAAGGAAAAAAGATGAAACAGTATCTTAGCTTGGTTGAACACGTTTTAAGAAACGGTGAAAAAAGAACCGATAGAACCGGAACCGGAACAATCTCTGTTTTTGGGACACAATCCCGGTATAATCTACGAGACGGCTTCCCGCTTGTCACCACAAAAAAAGTTTTATTTGATGCGGTTGTCAGGGAATTGCTTTGGATGCTATCTGGTTCAACAAATATACACGACAATCTAACTCAGCATACACCTATCTGGGATGCCTGGGCCGATGAAGAAGGGTATTTAGGGCCTGTATACGGCTTCCAATGGCGCAACTGGTATCATTATAAAAATTATCATATTGACCAAATAAAAAACGCTTTGGATATGATAAAAAATACCCCAGATTCACGTAGAATTATTGTCAGTGCTTGGAACGTTGCTGAAATTGAGGAAATGTCACTTCCACCATGCCATATGATGTTTCAATTTTATGTCAGAGACGACTATTTAGATCTACATATGTATCAAAGAAGCGCTGATATCGCTCTTGGAGTACCTTTCAATATCGCTAGTTATGCTTTGCTCTTGAAAATGTTCGCTATGGAGTGTAACCTTTTTCCTGGTGAATTCATACACACTATTGGCGATGCGCATATATATTTAAACCATGTCGATGGTTTAAAAAAACAATTGGATAGAAAACCATATCCTTTACCAAGAGTTTTTCTAAAAAATAAATCTGTTTTAGTTATGAAATTCGAAGATATAACGCTTTGTAATTATAAACATCATCCATTCATTAAATTTGATGTATCTGTATGATTTATGATTGTTCATGCCCTAATTGCGGTATGAAATGGCTATCATTTTCTAATATAAAAATTACTGGTGTTAAAAAAATTAATATGGTTACACTTTGTCCTAACTGTGATACTGTTAATAAATATTTAAGTGGGGTTATAAACAAAGATCGATTTTTATTTTGGATGATCTCTTTAAACATTGAAAATTGAGGTTTATCATGAAACGTAATAAAAATGTTGTTTTCGCAATTCGTAAAAATATTTTACAAGATTT